CGTCCCTCTGGACCGTCACCGTCAAGGGCGCAAATGGCAAGCCGGTCTCGTTCGACCTGTACGCCATGGACAAAGACCAGCGCCGCAACTTCCACCGCGAGTTCATGAAGGCGTATCGCAATGCGTAGCGATTACGAGAGCGTTACCTACGTGCCCCCGGAGCCTCCCCCGGAGGAACGTATCGCCAAGATGCTCAAGGACGACCTTGGCGTCACCGTCAACGCGCAGGCTCTCCGCATGTTCATTCGGACCCGTTGGGCCCGGCTGAGCAAGGCTGCGCACGAGGTCCACGATGCCTGATCCGCTGAAGTTCTTCGGCGCGATTGGTCTAGGCATCGCAGCCTTCATCGCCCTCGTGATTTGGTTCGGCAACAGCTTGGATGAAAGCCGGTGCCGCAACACTGCAGAGGCCATGGGCGTGGAGTATCGCTACTCCATCAACACGCCATGCATGGTGAAGGCCAACGGACAGTTCGTGCCACTAAGCGCCTTCAAGGTTCTGCAGTGATCGTTGCCGTTCTCGCTGACCACATCCTCGACGCTGTCGGGGTTGTCTACATCATCAATCTGACCATCAAGATTGCTCGCGGATATCCCGTGAGCCGATGGTTCTTCTGAACAGGGACTGACCCATGAGCTTTTTCAAGAACATCGTTGCCTCGGCCACCAAGACCTTCAACAGCTACACTGGCGACACCGCCTTCCTGAAGGGCGTGGCCTCGGCCGCCGCGAACGTCACCGCTGCTGATGGCAGCATCGACGACAACGAAATCGACAGCGCCATTTCCGGCATGCAGGGCAACCCGCTCGTCTCCGCGTCCTACAATTCGTCGCAGATCGAGGAGGCGCTCACCGCCGCCCTGTCGCGTGCGAAGTCCCGTGCGGGCCGCATGGAGAACAAGCGCAACATCGAAGCGCTGATGACCCGCGACGTTGCGGTTCGTCAGGACGTCTTCCTGATCGCGGCCGACGTTGCCGATCAGGGCGGCATCGGCTCCGAGGAACAGGTCGTGCTGAACGACATCGCCAAGCTCCTCAACGTAGACGGCGCGAAGCTCCTCGGTTGAGCGTCGCACAACTGGTGGCATCCTCGGCGTTCTTCGTCGGGGTGCCACTGCTGATCTACATCCTTCGCACCCTCTGAACTGGAGCTTCCTTGGAAACCTTCTTCGTCTCACTTCTCGGCATCGTCTGGATTGACCTCCTGCTGTCGGGCGACAACGCCGTGGTCATCGCGCTCGTCAGCAACCGTCTGCCTCCCGAGCAACAGAAGTGGGGCATCATCGGCGGCACTGCTGCAGCCGTCCTGCTCCGCGTCGTCATGTCGTTCTTCGCTGTCTTCCTCCTCGGCGTCCCGGGACTGTCCATCCTAGGTGGCCTGTTCCTCCTCAAGGTGGCCTACGGGCTCCTTGTGGACGAGGCCAACGATGAGAACGGAGACGTCGTGGGGCGTATCACGCTCTCGGTGGCCGTCTGCACCATCGCTGTGGCTGACGCTTCCATGAGCCTCGACAACGTCCTTGCTGTGGCCGCTCTGGCCCATGGCTCCGTGGTCCTCATGGCGACCGGCGTCCTCCTCTCTATCCCGCTGGTCATCGCAGGCGCTGCGCTGATCTCCAAGACCGTCGAGCGCTTCCCGCTCATGGTCTGGGCAGGCGCTGCGGTTCTCGGCTGGGTCGCTGGCGGCATCATCGCCGCTGATCCGTGGTCGGCTCCGTACCTGGATCACACCATCACCTCGGCTTCCGGCGCTGCACTGGTGCTCCTAGTGGGCCTCTGGGCTCGCTTCAAAAACAAGGCTGCATAAAATGACGAATGACGGCACTTCGATTGGACTTCTTGGCGTGGCTGCGTGGTTGGTCGGTGTCGTCTTTGTTGGCGCGGGCCAGTTGGGCACCTTCGATCCGCCTCCCGTAAAGGCGAGAGTTGAGACCACCGGCCCGCGATGCACCTCTGAATATCCCCGGGGATTGAACCCGAGGGCCCTCGTGAGGGTCACCAAGAAACTCAAAACCTGCACAGGCGGTGACCTTCAATCATCGTGGCGGGACTGCGTGTCTCGCTTCAACGTCTAGGCGCTCGACGACTAACGTCAGTGCCGCACTGAGTATTGCAACAAATCTAATATGGCTAAGACTACCGTTATCCTCCCCAAAGGCACCGCTGTCTTCCCGAAGCTGAATGAGATTGACGTCTATCAGCCTCTGACCCCGTCCGGTAAGAAGAATGGCCCTGAGAAGCGCCGCTACATCACCGGCGTGAAGTTCAGCGACGAAGACCATCGCAAGGTCGACGCTTACCTGAAGAAGCAGTTGAAGGCGAACAACCTTCCGGCAAACGCCAAGCTGCCGTGGAAGCAGGACAAGAAGGACGGCTCGTTCTCTCTCCAGATGACCTCTGGCGAAGACTATCCGCCTCCGTTCGTCGATGCTGCGGGCAACGAAGTCCCGCGCAACAAGGTGAAGATTGGCGGGGGCTCGATCATCAAGCCGGACGTCACCGTCAACGCCTACGATGGCTTTGGTGGAGGCATCAACCTCTACATCAATCAGGTCCAGATCATCGAACTCAAGACCCGCGTCTTGAACAAGTTCGAAGCCGAGGCGGGTGGTTACACCTACAACGGCGGCGATGCGGATGAAGACCGGTCGGAAGACCTCGACGACGCTGAGCCCGAGGCCCCCGAGGCCCCGGACAGCAACACGGACGACGACATTCCGTTCTGATAATGTCGAAGCCCGCACTCACCATCGAGCCTGAGTTTCGCTCAGGTCTCGAACGGGATGTCGCGGCCAAGCTCACTGCGGCCGGTGTACCTTTTGGTTTCGAAAGCCAACACATCAAGTACATCGTGCCGCAGCGTGAGGCCAAGTATCTCCCCGACTTCTCTTTCAACGGCGACGAGTATCCGAAGGATTGTCCGATCATCCTAGAGCCCAAGGGGCGCTTTGGTGGTGCGATCAATCCGAAGCTTCGCGTGTCTGTCAAAGACGCTGCAGTGAAAGAGCGACAGAAGTTCATCCTGCTCAAGGAACAGCATCCTGAGTTGGACATCCGCTTCATCTTCTCCCGAGCAAAGACGCCAATCTACAAGGGCTCTCCTACTTCCTACGGGAAATGGGCGACAGACCACGGCTTCAAGTGGTGCGAGAAGACCCCGCCGGATGAATGGATCGAAGAAATCAAAGCGTATCTGAAACCCAAAAAGAGAAAGTGACCTCATGTCTGAGACCCTGACCCTCGGCACTCCTAACCTTGCAAACGACCTCTCGCTGGCACCGCAGTGCCGGAAGATTTTGGCGCACCTTGAGAGCAAGAACGACAAGGGCGATTACCGCACGATCACCAACATGGAAAGCATGGGTGTCTATCACGTGCAGCGGCTCTCGGACGTGATCTTCAAGCTCCGCAACGCGGGTTATGCCATCAAGATGACGATGAAGACCGATGGCGTCGGTGGCCAGTACGCCTCCTATCAGTTGGTCCGCTGATGACCAGCACCCGCAAGATTGCCATCGTCGGCCTTTTGATCCTCCCTGTGGCCGCCTTGGTCTCAGGGGGATTAGAGGCTGCACTGTGGACCGCAGGCGTCTCGTGTCTAACCTACGGCTTCGGCAGCGGCCTCGTCGAAATCTGATGGACGTCGCATTCGCAAACACAGCGGCCATGGGTCTCCCGTGGCTGCTAGTCGCTGGGTGGGTGATCGTTGCGACCATCACCTACGCTGCTACGAGAGAATTCCTAGAAAGGCTACGAGATTGAGTTGCACTAAGGGGCCGTGCCCCTGCGGACAGTCTTCGGATGCGTTCGCTACATATGACGACGGAAGCGGAAGCTGGTGCTTTAGCTGCAATGATCCGACCCAGTTCGTCGCCGGGAGCCGATGGGCTCCTCAGGAAGAGAAGGTCGCCAAAGGCTTCTCGCCTATCGACACAGAAATCAAAGCGATCACCGCACGGGGCATCACCACCGATACCATGGCCAAGTGCGACTATCGCCTCGGCAAGCTCCGTGACGGCACACCAGTCCACGTCCAGCTAATCAAGGACGAGAGTGGCAAGCTGATCGACCAGAAGACCCGCACGCGCGACAAGCAGTTCAAATGGCTTGGCCAGAGCGTCTACAAGAACAACGGCGGCATCATTGGTGATTGGTCGTGGCCCGCGAAGGGCAAGACGGTCGTGATCACCGAGGGTGAGATTGACCGGATGTCAGTTTCGCAAGCTTTCGACAACAAGTATCCGACTGGCTCCCTGCCGAACGGCTCAGGCTCCGTGAAGAAGGCGCTGCTCGCGAGTTGGGAGAAGCTCCTGCGCTTCGACCATATCGTGCTGTGCTTCGACAACGACGAGCCGGGACAGAAGGCTCTCAAGGAAGCCTGCGAGCTTCTGCCGGTCGGCCGCGTCAAGATCATGGCCGTTCCAGGTAAGGACGCCAACGCGACCCTGCTGGAAGACGGCCCTGCACCGATCATCCGAGCCTACTGGGACGCAAAGCCCTTCAGGCCTGATGGCATCGTCGAGGGCAGCGAGTTCTCCCGTGAGCGCCTGAAGAAGGCCATGGCCAAGCGCAAGGGCCTCGACCTCCCATATCCCAAGCTCAACGGCATGTGGATGGGTCTGCGGCCTGCGGAAATCACCACGCTGTGCGCAGGCTCAGGCATTGGCAAGTCAACGCTGGCCCGCGCCATCGCTTACCACATGCGTGTGGCGCACGGTTCGAAGATCGGCAACATCTATCTTGAGGAAGACAACGACACGTCGGTCGCAGCCTACTGCGCCTTGCATGCTGGTGTGCCCCTCAAGAGCCTCATAGCGAACCCTGCGAACATCAGTGACGACCAGTGGGACGCAGCGCTCGCTGCAGTCATCCACGACAAGATGATGTTCTACGACCACTTCGGCTCCCTGCAGAGCGACCGGCTGCTGACCATGATGCGTTACATGGCGGCGAGTGGCTGTCAGTTCATTGTGCTCGATCACATCTCCATCGTGGTCTCAGGCCTTGAGACGATGGACGAACGTAAAGACATCGACGTCCTGATGACCAAGCTGGCATCCTTCGTGAAGGAAACTGGTGTTGGCGTCATCGCCATCGTGCATCTGAAGCGCTCGAACGGCAAAGACTTCAATGGCGGCGATCAGATCAGCCTCAATGACCTACGGGGCTCCGCGTCATTGGAGCAGCTTTCGTTCAACGTGCTGGCCCTCGAACGCGACCAGCAGGACGAGGAAGAGAAGCTCTACGCGCAGATACGCT